GTTTCCATTACTGTAGTATCAAATTGTATTTCTGCTAAATTAGTAGGGAACATATTTGCAAAATGAATCTCTAATGTAGGATTCATTGAACTACTTAATATAGTTAATACACCATCTGTATATTCAGGTTTACCAGTTATCCATGTAAATACTTCCTGCCAATTTTTTAAATATTCATCAACTATAAAACCTACAATTAATTGTTCATATTCTACTGAACCACCTGGCAACATAAGTCCCTCTCTTTGTGGGAGACCATAGGATATTCCAGACAATGTTATTCCAGGTAAATTAACCGTTTGAACAAAAAATGTAGTCTTAGGTAAAGCCTGAAGTTCAAATTTAAATTGTACTTCGGTTAGGGGATTTATGTTTTCTGGTTGGGTACTTAATGCCATATATCCTTTTAGATGTTATAGTGTTCTCTACTATTTAGTAGGCGTAAAAAAAGGGGTAGACAAAAGCCCACCCCGTTCTCTGTATTCCTTAAAAAAGGATTACATCAAGTTTGCTACGATAACGTGGCGATAGTACCTGTTAAGGTTAGCTGTAAGTGCGCCTGTACCGACACCGTTATTAGTGGCATCTGTATCATTGGCAAAAGGATTAGAAACCAGACCATAACGTGTCTTGAAACCAATCTTTGGTTGGAAAGAGTTCTCACCAACTGCACGAACCATTTGCAACGGAACGTAAGGACAATAGAAAAGTCCCGCGTCATATGCAGATGAACCTTTGTAACCAACAGTGAAGAAGTTAGTTGCAGAAGTAGGAGCATAAGGATCAACAAAAACTTTGTATCGACCATTAAGAGTACCGACCATTGTGGCACCAGTATCATCACCGTGAATATCATTTCCAGTTGGAACACCAGATAGTTGTCCCGCCATTGCTAATGCTGAAGCAACGTCTGAGGAAGTAATAAGAATATTACCTTTTCCTCTTCGTGTGTCTTTAGCAATTGCATTTGCTTCACGTTCAATTTGGAACATCAAGCCTTTAAATTTTTCAACTGACCAACGTCCGTTAGAATCAGTATCAAGATCAAAAGTACCAGCTGTTGCAACATTGTGTTGTGCACCAGGCTTAGAAGTTGTGTAGATAGTTCTCATAACTTCACGGTTGATCTCAGCCAAAATTTCTCCGGAAAGAATATTTGACAATTCAGTTTCAGCATCCAAACCGTGAACGGCTTTAAGATCCTGAGCCAATTCCATTGTGTACTCAGCTTTGAGTGCACGTGATCCAGCGGTTACTGTTACTTTGTCAATTGCAAACGCCATCTCTGGAATAGTAACATCAGCTTCTTGAACTGCTGTCGTTACACTAGTACCAGTTGTCATACTAGCATCTGCTGGGTTACTGTTAGCGGAATGTCCACTCCCACTACCAGAAAAGGATGTGTCAGCTTCATCGTGACCAGCTTCGGCACCATCTTGTGAGGTATAATGTGATTTCATACAAAAAATCAATCCAGTAGGACCGTTCATTGGTTGAACACCACAAACATCATAAGCAATAAGATTAGGCATTGCTCTACGGACTAGTGAAATCAAAACGGGATCAACATAATCGATGTTTCCACCTGTCTTGTTTGCATGGGCTGCTTCTTGAATATTACCAAACATTCCACCGTCTTGTGTAGTTTGTTCACGCATTGCGGTCTCTTGGTTTTCCAAAAGAACTGCAGTGACAGCGCGACGATAGCTGTCTTTAATTGGGGGAAGGTCTTCGTGTGAAAGAACCGGACCCCATTTTTTCTGAAGGTCTTCAGATAAATACATATTTTTCTCCTAAAAGAATTAAAAATTAATTGTTGTTGTAGCGACGTATCGCTGAAGTATATTTACTCATATTCTCATCAAGCCTTACTGGAGACTGTTCTTCAGATACTTGAAGGTTTTCATCTGTTTCACTAATTTCAGATGTGGTAGATTTAGTCTTAGGAAAATAACTTTCCTTTAAGACGTTTAATTTTTCTGTATATTGTTCAGCATTTTCATATTCGATGCCTTCTGCTAACTTTGCGATTTTCTCTGAATCGGTATCAGCTAGATCATTGGTTGTAGACTTTAAGACATCACTCTTTTGAAACTCTGCCAATTCTTTTCGGAGTTCTACTCCACGATTAATCTCTTCATCTAAAGAAGTTTCCAAGTCATCAACTTTTGTGAATAAGTCGTCAACCATGTCCACTTTCTCTTCAGGAATGTCGATGTAATGTTCTGAGAAAAGAGTTCTTAATCCAGACATGAAATCTTCAACCAATTCGGAACGAATTCCT